GTGAAGGTTCTGATAACGATATAAATTTTAAAAGGTATATGGGTGACTTAACTATTCCAGCACCATCAGTAAATATTGAACACGAACACGAACATGAGCATGACGATGGAACAGTACACTCTCATCCACATTCTCATGATGAAGAACACTCGCATGAACACGATGAAGAAGAAGACTATTCTTATGAAGATGAGGAGGAAGAAGAACTTCCTGACTTTAATAAAATGACCAAGAAAGCATTAGATGATTGGGCTTTAGATCGTGGTATAGAACTTGATCGTAGAAAAACTAAAGCTCATATGATTTCAGATTTAGAAGAATTTCTAGAAGTATAAGGAGTAACTTATGGGTACTTTTAATAATAAAATAGAAGCTGAATTTAATCCACCAAAACAATGGATTCTATCCAGAGCATTATCATACCAGAATGAAGAAATGGAAGAGTCTCCATTACAAGCAGTTGGTGTTAAATGTCCAAAAAGTAAGATAACTTGCAATAAAGGATTTAAAACTGACCTTGCATCTACTCCTAAAATTCTATGGAATTTAATTGCACCTTGGGATATTGCTCGAGCTGCAATCATTCACGATCTTCTATATCTAAGAATACGTCAATATCGTGCAAAAAATCCAGAAGATATGATGGGTATTAGTAAAGCAAAAGAAGCTGCAGATAATGTATTTCTTATGGCGATGAAAGATGCAAGTCCATCAGTATCATCTTGGAAGATTTATGCAGCGTACTATGCTGTTGTTTTATTTGGTCGTTGGTCAATTATACCAAGGGATGATGATAATGACCAAGTGTAGAAATTGCGGTCATGATTCCCATTGTGGTGTTCCTCTTTTTAAAGATTTTCGCCGTGAACCTTATAATCATGGTACAGAAGGTCAGATAGAGGTTTGCAAATCTTGCAGATGTCCAAAATGTTCAATTCCTGATTGGGGTTAGACATGATAAACAAAAATCACTTGCAAGAGGTAAATTTATCTTATTTTTCTCATTTGAAATTTACACTAGGAGAGATAGTAAGATTACTAGGAATGTCAGTCGTAATGTTAGTTCACGGTTTAATTCCTTGGGTATGGTATGATAGATTTAGTGCATATGTAGATCGTGCAAAAATGAGAATTATGATGGTTACACAACAACCAGAGAGAAAAAAGTAATGTGGTTTTTTTTAATTAGTAGTATCGCAGGCAGTATACTTGGTAATGCAACAAATAGTTGGTTTGCAGACACTAAGGCTGGTATGTGGTTCTATAAAAAAGTTGATAATGTTTCGACATGGGCTTCTAAAAAGTTGGGATTGAAGGTTCTTGCAGATGAAGAGAATTGGAAAATGAAATACCCCAATGTCAGTCTAAAGATTGACAAACTTGAGGCCAGAATCAATAAATTAGAAAAAGGAGATTGATATGATTAGTAATTGGATTTCGTCTAGAGTAGGTGAAGCATCTACTCATCAAGGAATTATTGTTGTTGCAGCTGCTGTAGCAGTATTATTTTTTGCCATACCATTAACCAAAGTTATTCTTTGGGGCGCTCTTGCTTGGGGTATTTGGTCTGTTATGAGAAATGGTAATTAAATAAATGGCGGAGTTGGAAACAGAAGTTGAACTTCTCAAAAAAGAACTTCATGATCAAAAAAGGATACATGATAGACTAGACATTGCTATTGAGAAACTAACAGACGTTTCCAACTCAATCCATCGTATGCTTGCAGTTCATGAAGAAAAGATTGCAAGACAAGAAGAAGCAATAATTGAGGCAGAACAACAGATTGAAGTTCGTAGAACAGAATTATCTTCAAAGATAGATGAACTTCATTCTCGTATAACCACTAACACCAAAGAAATAATGGGTGCGGCCGCACAACAACATTTAGAACAAAATAAAGAAATACAAAAAATACGAGATGAACTAAGCACTAGAGTAGGTGTTCTAGAGAAATGGAGATGGATCATTATAGGTGGTTCTATCATAATTGGATTTATTGCTCAAAAATTTATGATAATTGGGGGTTGACAAAACCTACTTAATCATGTACTATCTGTCTATGAGTTCATATATAGACATAAAATACCTTAATATAATCTCACCACAACTACAATTGTTTAAGAAAAAGGGTGATGCCCTTTGGAATTTTCGTTGTCCTTACTGTGGTGATTCCCGAAAAAATAAAACAAAAGCGAGAGGATTTGTATATCGTAAGAAAAACGATTTATTCTTCAAGTGTCACAATTGTGGTGTAGGAACTACAGTAGGAAAGTTGATTGAGTATCTAGACTCAAAAACTTACAAAGACTATATAATGGAACGATATAAAAAAGGGGTTAAGTCTAATAACCCTGAGCCGGAGTTCAAATTCAATGCACCTGTATTCAAGAAGAAAAGTGTTCTCAAAGAACTCCAATCTATCTCAGAACTTGAAACTGAACATCCTGCTAAAAAAATTGTTGATAAAAGAAAGTTACCCCCTAGCTCGCTTAGGGATATCTACTTTTGCGAATCGTTTTATAAATTTACCAATACGTTAATACCAAACAAATTCCCTTCTTTGGATGGAGATCACCCAAGGTTGTTAATTCCGTTTCGTGACGAACAAGGAGAAATATTTGCATATCAAGGAAGAGCATTTGGAAATGAAACACCTAAGTATATCACCATCAAATTAAAAGAACGTGATAAAATATTTGGATTAGATAGAGTAGATATTTCCAAACACTTTTATGTGGTTGAAGGCCCACTTGATAGTCTGTTTATAGATAACTGTCTTGCAGTCGGTGGTTCTGATTTTGATAGAATTGAAGGAGACTTCACAGTTATATTTGATAACGAACCAAGAAACAAGGAGATCAATAAACAGATAGAGAAAACTATAAACAAAGGTTGCAGTATCGTTCTGTGGCCAGAACAGGTTAAAGAAAAAGATATTAATGACATGATATTGTCAGGAATGTCAAAAGAAGAAATACAAAAAATCATAACACAAAATACCTTTTCTGGTGCATCAGCTAAGTTAAGGTTTGCAGAATGGAGAAAAATAAATGCCTAATAATTACCTACCCACATCCTATCAAGAATTTATTCACCTATCAAGATATTCACGTTGGTTGCCAGAAAAAGAACGTAGAGAAACATGGGATGAAACTGTGGGAAGGTATTTTGATTTCTTCAAAGAACATTTAGATGAATTACATAGTTATAAACTTACAAAGAATTTAAGAGATGAACTAGAAGAAGCAGTTTTGTCTCAAAAGATTATGCCATCTATGCGTTGTCTTATGACTGCTGGAGAAGCATTGAAACGTGAGAACATTGCTGGGTATAACTGTTCTTATGTTGCAGTAGACCGTCCACAGGCATTTGATGAAATCCTGTATGTACTGATGAATGGTACAGGTGTTGGATTTAGTGTAGAACGTCAATACGTGGTAAAACTTCCAGACGTTGCAGAAGAATTTTTTGAGTCTGACACTACTATCACGGTTGCAGATTCTAAGTTAGGTTGGGCAAAGGCTCTCAAAGAATTGATTGGTATGTTGTATATCGGTCAGATTCCACGTTGGGATTTATCTAAAGTACGTCCTGCTGGAGCTCCTCTCAAGACTTTTGGTGGTCGTGCATCTGGGCCTGAACCTTTAGAAAATCTATTCAATTTTGCAGTAAATATATTCAAAAATGCAAAAGGTCGTAAGTTATCCTCTGTAGAATGTCATGATGTTGTTTGTAAGATTGCAGAGATAGTAGTTGTAGGGGGTGTAAGAAGAAGCGCACTCATAAGTCTCTCAAACCTCTCTGATGACCGTATGAGAGCGGCAAAGTCGGGTCAGTGGTGGAATACAGAACCGCAACGTGCTCTTGCGAATAACAGTGCGTGTTACACAGAAAAACCAGATATTGGTGTATTCATGGATGAATGGAAGTCTCTTTATGATTCTAAGTCTGGAGAACGTGGTATTTTCAATCGTCAAAGTGCAGTTAAGATGGCAGAAAAGAATGGTCGCAGAAATACAGAAGACTATGATTTTGGTACAAATCCTTGCTCTGAGATTATCCTA